GTTAGTATCCCTAGTGACACTCCAAGTTCTGGTAAATATAATATTTTTATAAATAATGAATTAGTTGGATTTTTTTATTATGTAAACGATAATTCTTTATATTCAAATGCAGAGGCAATAACGGCAGCACTAAGCAGCGATCCAATAGTAGTTGATATAACAGATAAAGGAACTCCTTCTTCAGATAAAAAATGGACTTGGACTGGAACAGAATTTATAGAAAAGATTTAAAATGTCAGAAAAAACTGCATGGGAAAAGTATAAAGAAAAATTAGGAGATACAAGACCATGGGATATTTTAAATTCAAAAACAGAATATGTTGATGAAGATCTAAGTAATAGTAGATATTCTAAATGTTTAGATTGTATTGAATTAATTAAACTTACAAAACAATGCAAACAATGTGGGTGTTTTATGATTGTTAAAACAAAGTTACAAAATGCAACATGTCCAATTGGGAAGTGGTAATATGAATAAAAAAGAAATTGCTCCTGGAATTGTAGTTTATTCTAATGTTATTCCAGAAGAAATTAATTTAATTAGTGATATTGAAGATTCTGTAAGTGCAAAAGTTTTATCTTGGACAACAGCAGAAGTTCTTGAAGGTAAGGTAAAGGATGTTAGAGATACCGATACTATTGGTGTTCCATATTATGATTCAATTCAAGAAGATATGCAAAACCCTATAGATGCATTTAATAAAAGTCTTTCAAATTTGTTTTTAACATTTTTTAAACCAGTTGAGGATGACTATAAATCTTCATATGGTATAGAGATGCCCTGGCATGATAGTTATGGAATTTTAAAATATGGCTTAGGGCAAAAATTTACAAATCATATAGACGATCATGAAAAATTTCACAGAAGAATGTCCACAGTGTATTATGCAAATGACAATTACTCTGGCGGAGAGATTAATTTTCCTAGGTTTGGAATTTCTTATAAGCCAAAAGCAAATGAAATGATTGTTTTTCCATCGGGGTATGTATATAATCATTCAGTGTCTGAAATTACAGATGGATTAAGATATGCAGTAGTTAGTTGGTTACGATGAGACCAGATCCTAAATTAATTGAAAACCTGTTACCAGAAGATTCTCTTTTGGAAATGCAAACATTCTTTAAAAATAATTATAAAAAATTTGAATACGCAGAGGGTTTTGGAAGATATGTAATTGGTGATAAACAAATTCCAAATTTTGATAAATATATAGAAGACCTTCTTCCAATTGCTAGAAAGTCTTTCGGTAGTTCAACACTTCAGCATACATATTCTTTATTTGCACATTATGAAGGCAATTCTAGCCTTTATAAGCATAAAGATGATAATGCATGTACTTATACTTTAGATATGTGTGTTTATCAAAACCAACCTTGGGATCTATATGTTGAGGACAAGGCCTATACTCTTTATCCGAATCAGGCTTTAGCATATTATGGCAATGATCAATGGCATTGGAGAGAAGCATTTCCAAATCAAGAAACACAGCATGTTGCTATGATATTTTTTCATTTTGCAGAGCCAGATCATTGGTATTTTACTAAAGGACCATCATATCTTAGCGTAATTAGAAAAGAAATTACTGAAGATGAATGGATTAAAAATAATCAGTAATGAAGAATGCAATCATTTACTCTTTTCACGTTAGGGAAAGTAGTGTAAAAGATAATAGGTGCTATAAACAATTAAGATATTCTTTAGATACTCTTAGAAACTTTAATAAAGATATTCCTGTTTATATCTATATATCACCAAGCAGCATTGATACAAGTCAATTAGTATTTGATAATAATACCCATATTATAAAATTTGATAATTTTTCTGAAGATGGATGGCCAGATTCTTGGGTTAATTTGGGATATTTAGAATTTTTAAAGCATAGATGGGAAAATGCAATAAATTCTATATATGAATATAACTTAGATAATGTTTTATATTTAGATACAGATACTGTATTTTATAATGATCCTAAAATTTTATTTGATAAATATGGATCAACAGATTCATTATGGGCAAAACCAGATAATAGCGATGATCTAATGAATAAGGTTGAGGTCTGGCCAGGAATGAATGATGGTCAATTTATATTAAGTAAAAAAATTGCAAAACAAGAAATTCTTGATCATATTAAATTTTACGTAAATCATACATTGTCTTATAATGAAAAAAGACTAACAAGGGAAGAATTTTTTAACTTACACTGGGTTTCTGTTCAATATGCAGTTTTTGATTATTTTCAAAATCAAAATAATCCAGTAAAACATTTTGATGAAAAAGAAGTAATGCTGCATCTTGAGCCCACATATAAAGATACGTCAAACTTAGTATTACAGCATTACTATAATGGAAATTTTGAAAAGGTTGTTCCGTCTACTTACTGGTAGGAAACTTCTTCATCCATTCTTTAGTTTTACTGGTAATCCCATGCCAAGCAGACCAGTCTTTACCGCCCTTTGACATGTAGTATGCTACTTGTGCATTAATAACTGGATTAAATAGGTCTTGATTGTCACTAAGACCAAACTTTTTAATCCTATCTGGTCCAAGATCCCTTAGCATATTGATTTGAAATAAGCCATAAGACTTATCCCCTGTTTTTCCATTTTTATTAAAAGCATAAGGACGTCCATTAGTTTCTTTTTTAGAAACAGCCCAGGCCTGTTTTAAATGTTGTCCACGAAATCCAACATTATATAAAAGATCTTTAAGTTGTTTGTCAGTCAAAAAATCTTGACTAACATATTTTTTTAGTTTGCTAATATTTGCAGTTTTAGAAACCAAAAAAGCCCCTGAAGGGGCTATAGTAGGCTGGGCCTGTTCACTGATAATATTTTTATTTGTATTTACTGTAATTGCATTAGCATTATTTGATAAAATCCCAAATAGTGCTACTGCACTGAGTATGCTAATGATCTCTTTGTTTCTTTCGATAAATTTAATCATAGTTTCCTCCTTAGAAAACGAAAACACCCTTTTGGGGTGTAATTAATCTAAGTATAGCACTTTTTTACTTTCAAAGTCAAGTTTTGGGGTAAAATTATAAAAATAATTTTATTAAAAAGTTGAGTCTTTTATCTAGGATTAATGGTATAATGTTTAAATGACAACACTAAGAGGATCAGCATCTGCATCATCATATGATATTGGAAATAAACCACCAACAGTTATTTGGACTGTAGTTCGTGGAGATACTTCGGGGTTTAAAGTTTATGTAACAGATGATGCAAAGGTTCCGCTTGTTTTAAAAGGTCATGGATCTGAATGGTCTATAGCAATGAAAATTAAAAGACCAATTTCAACTCCAGGAATTATTACTGATGATGCTGTTACAATTATGGCTTTACATCCAAGAGCAGACGAAGATGATTTAGTAGGAGAATTTACAGTATGGCTTACTGCAGAAGAATCAAATGTTTTGAAGACAGGAGACATCTTTGATATTCAGGTTAGCGATCCAACTAGAGTTTGGACAGTTTGTCAAGGTAGCATGAAGATTCTTGAAGATGTAACAGATTAATGGCAACGGTAACATTAATAGATGATTTAAATAGTAAAACACAAAGTATTTTTCCAATTGACTATTCAATAACACAAATAGAAGATTTTACAAGAAATGTAACAATAAGTGAAATTCTTCCATTTAGGGTAAAATTTACAGCAATACAAATACAGGCAATTGGTCTTGGAAATACTCCAGCAATTCCTCTTCAAGTTATTGGATACAGCAACTACATTTTATAAATTATACTATTAAAAAGATGTTATAATAGCGATATGGCTAAAATATCAATTTCAGGCGTTAAGTCTCTATTTCAAACAGGAGATAGACCTACTCAAGAAAATTATGAAGATTTAATTGATACCCTTGCATCCCAGTCAACAGATTTGGGTTCAGCAGGTAATAATGAAAATACAATCACTGGGATTGAAAACGTAACTGTTATTGATAACTTTGATGCTACAGTTTGGCGTATGGTGAAGTACATTGTTTCAATATCAAAGACTTCAGCAGGATCTAATAAATTTTACGCAACTGAAATGACAATTCTTGTTGATGGTACAAATGTATCTGTCAGCGAGTATGGAACAATTGACAATGATGGGAATATTGGCACCATTAATGTCTCTCGCACTGGAAATA